GGCATGACCTACGAACACGGTTTGTGATTTTTGGTTGACACTGCCTTGAGACGTGCTAATATGCGTTTATAGACAGCAAGGAACACAGAGATGAACACGGGCGACCGAGTTGAAATCTACAAGGGCCGCAAGAATGCCCCGGGTACCCAGGGCGAGCTGTTCTGGATGCGACGGGAGAGCTACGGCTTTTATCGCAGCGGTGTCAATCCGCTCCGTGAGGTGACCCGCGTGGGTGTGCGCCTGGACGACGGCACGGTGGCGTGGGATTATCTCAGCAACTGCCGCGCTGTGGAAAAGGTTTCAGAAACTGCGTGATTTTGGTTGACGTAAGCCAGGGATGTGCTATCATTTGGTTATAGAGAGCAAGGACGCCATGACATGGACGTGTTGAAGTTTTTAGAGGAAGAGCTGTGCGATGCTGTGTGGGCCAATGACCCTCAGCAGAGCCGGATCGACGGGTTCAACGCGGCGATCGCCGAGATCACTCGCTTGCGGGCTGCTGTTACCACCTTTTCTGACGACAGCAGCTGGCGGCAGAACGGAGTCTTCCATCCCAACAGCGGCTCGTTCCGGGGCCAGACTATTGCCCAGCAGGCACTGGGCGTTGGGAATAACCAGGCCAAACCTGTGTGATTTTGGTTGACGTATCCCACTGTCGTGCTATCATATGGTATAAGCAAAGGAACATAAGATGCAGCTTCCCAGCGTATGTGGATTAGTTCGTAAGTCTATGAAAATCCAAGGTAACACTGTCACAGCAAGGAACGGTCACCTACGATTTATGAAACATTCCTTATCTGCAGACGAGATTATGCAGCGGCTTATTTCAGTGGCTGAAACTTGGAGGAAGAAGGGCATCCTTTACAAAGATATACGAATCGAAGGAACTTGCGCGATTGTGCAATTTAAAGATAGCTTGGTGCGAGGAGGGTATCTTACTACTCTGTATCTTGACCGCGGAGAATTAATGGTAGGTAATTAAGGGTTTTTGGTTGACGTATCGAGCTGACGTGCTAATATGCGTTTATAGAGACAGTGACACAGAGAGAGATGAAAATGGCCCGTATCGCCCGCAAGATCGAAACCACCGAAACCTTCGAGCAGATCGACGCCCGCATCCGCCGCGTTTTCACCGTGCTGAGCAAGGTCAGCCACGGTGTTGTGCTGGGCCACATCAAGGCCGCCATTGTTAGCGGCGCGCCGGGCTGCGGCAAGACGCACACCCTGGAGCGTGACCTTACCATTGCCGAGGCGCAGGGCAAGGTTCGCATGCAAAGCGTCAAGGGCAGCATGAGCGCCATTGGCCTCTACAAGATGTTGTTTGAATGCAGCGAGCCCGGCAACGTGTTGCTGATTGACGACTGCGACAGCATCTTTGCCGATCTTGATGCGCTCAACATCCTCAAGAACGCCCTGGACACTGGCAAGACCCGCAAGGTTTGCTGGGCCAAGGAAAGCCGTGCTCTTGAGAACGAGGGCGTGCCCCGCAGCTTTGAGTTCAAGGGCGCGGTGCTGTTCATCACCAACATCGATTTTGCACGTGAGATTGCCAAGCAGAACAAGATGGCTCCGCACTATGAGGCGCTCCTGAGCCGCAGCCTCTACGTTGATCTGCGTATCCACAGCAAGACCGAAGTGCTGGTGCGCATCAACCAGGTTGTGTTTGAGAACGAGTTCCTGGAAGACAACGGCATCACCAAGCGCCAGGCCACTGAGATGATGACCTGGCTCAAGGCCAACATGCCGGGCTTGCGGGTGCTGAGCATCCGCACCGTGATCCAGATGGCTGCGTTCATCAAGACTGACAGCCACTGGCAGGACATGGCGGAAAGCTTGCTGCTGGGCTGATATATTTGACGACATGCGATGCCTACTGTAGAGTTAGATCCTACAGTAGGCATTTTCATGAAAACAGAAATCGAACGCAAGTTTTTGGTCAAATATCCGCCCTGGACTGATGCCACACCGCGCAGTCGTCTCTACCAGGGCTACCTGAGCTGCACTACGGAAAGCGTTGTGCGTGTGAGAGCAGACGACTTACGCAAGCAAGCATGGATCACGATAAAAGGACCCATGCAGGGATACACTCGTCTGGAATACGAGTATGAAATACCCTGGAGTGATAGTGTTGTTTTGCGCACCATGTGCCGCAATGCCATCACCAAAACCCGCTACCTTGTCACATACATGGATCAAACCTGGCACGTAGATGAATTCCATGCAGAAAATCAAGGTCTTGTTGTAGCTGAGTTGGAACTTGGTGCCGAGACTGATGTGTGGGTACCGCCGCCCTGGTTGGGTGAAGAAGTCAGCCACGACGTGCGGTATTTCAACAACAATCTCAGCACAAATCCTTGGAGCACATGGCTTTGATGAGCCTGTTGGTGGATATTTGACATAACAGATTCTCTTCGGTTATCCTTGACGCATAACCGTTAGGGAATCTAAATGAATTTTTTCACCAAAATCCGAACTGCCCTCAAAACACGATTGCATGCGTGTTTTGTCTATCTTGTTCGGGCCACGAGCGATGCGCCGCTTGTTATCGAGCCTACAAAAACACCTGTGCCCACTATGTGGGAGGACGCTGGGTGGGCGCCTGTCAAAGAAGCCTTGCTGGCAGGGCACGACCTTGGCGTCAACAAAGACGGATCCGAGAACAAATCCAAGCGTGATTTTTTGGGAATTATGCTGGAAAATGTTCGTAAGTCGCTAATGCCGGCAGATCTTGATACACCCCCAAGAGGTGCCAACATGTCCCAAATCATATTTCCAGTTGTTCGCGGCAGTGTTCCCCGCATGATAGCATGGGATATTGTGGGAGTCGCCCCCATGGAAGGGCCAGTGGATCAGGTGTTTGTGCTACGCAGCAGCTATGGTTCAAGTAAATCTGCCAAAGACTCAGGCTCCATTGGCATACACATATTAAAAGAAACTGTGGAGGCCAAGACACGCAAATTGGCAGCTCGTTGGACCTTTGAGGCTACACAGCAAGATATTTTCACCCAAAAAGGCGTTGATGTGGAAGCAGAAATTATGTCAGCGTTGGCTCAAGAAATCACCGCCGAACATGACTGTGAAATTTTGCGCCGTTTGCGTGAATTGGCCAAAAAGAACACCCTGACAGTCAAGATGGATTATCAAAACATTATGAAGACTGCTCAGGACATGGTGTTTGCTATTCACAGAATGTCCGTTGCCATTGGCAAACGCACCCACCGCGGCGCAGGAAATTGGGCAGTGGTGAGCCCCACTGCAATGTTGTTGCTGAAAACACACAGTGAGTTCGCTCCAGCACCAGAAGAGATTGCCAAGAACCAATCTGGTGTTATGTACGCTGGGCTGCTAAACAAGGGTATCAAAATTTATGTGGATCCCTGGGCAAATGAAAATGATCCTGTGCTGGTGGGATATTTGGGCAATAACATGGATACAGGTGTGGTATTTTGCCCATATGTTCCTCTTACACCCTGTGGTGTGGCCATTGATCCACAGACCTTTGAACCAGCTGTGAGCTTCCTCACACGATATGGCTGGTATGAAATGCTGCCCAGTTCCACTTGCACTTCCCAGGCAACTGACTATTATGGATTGGTTAAGTTCTCAGACCAAGTCAAAAAACCTGATGCTGTGGAAGTGGAATCCACTTGATGAAAAAAGAACCCCACTGTGGAAAAACAGCCTAAATATGCACAGATACATTTTGTAAAGGAATACACATGACAATATTTGAACGCCTAAAGAACTGGTGGTTAGGCACAGCCCCAACACCAGCTCAGCCTGCACCAGATTCTGTGGAATCTGTTATCATAGTTGACCGAACACCACAACCTGCTGTTCCAGCCGCGGCATGTGGGTGTGGGCGTAGCGACACTGGCTTGTGTGTGGGCTTGCATCTCTTGAGCGATGAGGAATGGGCAGCCAAGACAGCCAGCAATGCTGCGCCAGTTGCGGAACCTGTAGCTGCACCGGCCGCCGCTGCACCTGTCACAGAAACAGTTGTTGAAGTTGTTGAGCCTCAAGCTGCACCAGCCCCTGTCCCAGAGCCAGTTGCCCAGCTATCAGTTGCAGAAACAGTAGCCGAGCCTGTGATTGCTCCTACACCTGTAGCAGAGCCAGTTGTGCCCGTTGCGGCTGAGCCAGCACCTGCAAAACCCAAGAGGGAACGCAAACCACGTGCAGCTAAACCAGCACCGCAGCCTGCTCCCGAAGTGGTTGCGAAAAAGCCCGCACGCACCAGCCGCAAGAAAGACCAGTAAATGAGCGACACTGCCACGGATATAGAACGCGAATACGCAGTGCGCTCATGGGGCAGTTGGGAGGTTCTCAACAAAAATTCCACTTGGAAAGTCAAGCGCCTGGTTGTAAATCCCGGCCAGCGCCTGAGCCTGCAGAAACACTGGCATCGCAGTGAACACTGGGTGGTCGTTTCCGGCACAGCTCAGGTCATTGTCGATGACAGGGATTTCTTATTGTATGAGAACCAGGGCACCTACATACCACAAGGATCCGTTCACAGGCTCAGCAATCCCGGTTTGATTCCGCTCACGGTTATTGAAGTTCAGAGTGGACTCTACTTAGAAGAAGATGACATCATAAGATTTGATGTCTAAAGGACCATAATGTGGCGGTGGGTAACCACCGCCATTGTTTTTATTCGCTGTCTATGCTTGGTAGTTTGCCTTTTGTCAAACTGACCTTATTGACCCAGTCAGACTCCTGACTTCTTTTGGTAGTGACTTCCACTGAGGGAGCCCCTACCAGTTTATTGGCCAATCTAAGTATTTCTTCCTCTTCGGGAGTATAGCAAATCACAGTTTGGTTTTGATTCCACATACTTGCTTGATCAAACTCCACTTCGCCACGTTCCACAGCCAGGGCAACTGCCAGAGCCAAACCATGA